GACACACGGTCCAGGTTAATTTTTAGATCATCTGGATGATCCACTTCTCCGAGAACTGAATAACCGTTTTGAATCTGATCGTTAAGGGTCTTAACAGCCTTGCCAATCTCATTAACAGGGTAAACACGCTGGTTGGCGTTTTTAATACCGCCCTGGATGCAAATCCCGGACATGTACAAGTTTTTCCCATCTTTGTCATCAGATTCAACGATCATTTTTGCTTCGTTGAAACTGAGATTCTCTCGGAGGTATAAAGACATACTTTTAATAGTCTCTTTTAATTATTTACGAGCACGTAAAACGCTTTGTGTGTTGCTTTCGCCACGGCCATTAGAATCTTTAGCACCTACTTCTTTACCTTGTGCTTTTTTCTGATTGCCACTACTGTCTACACCACCATAACCATTTTGACGATCACGGAACGCTTTCTTACCAGCATCGCCACCTGGACGGTTCATTGTATCACCGATTAATGGTTTTGGATTGCTTGGATCAGCTAAACCACCTTTAGTTCCACCAGCTCTTGTGCCAGCATCACCTTTTACTTCTACATGATTCTGTGCAATGTTTTCTGAAGTGCCGCCCATGTTGTTTACCATGTGTCCGTCGATAGCACTTTTCTTGTACATGTTGCTTGTAACTGAACCAGCTTGAGCACCAACGTGTGCGCCTTCTGTTGAACCAGCAATGTTTTTGCCTGATTCGTATGGAGCACCGATCTTGTTAACGTATTCCATGATGTGAGCTAGTTCATCTAAACCGCCCATTTCATGATCATCGTCACCACCCATGTCACCACCCATCTCAGCACCTAAATCGTGCATTGGAGCGCCATCACCATGGATACCTGGCTCGTTTTCTTCTTCGTGTTCTTCACCAGCCAATAGCTGTTCAAATTCTGCTTTTAGATCTTCTAATGCATCTTCTAGATCCATTACGCGATCTTCCATGTCGCCTGCATCTTGATCGATAGTTTCTGCGTCATCTTCTGCGTCATCCATATCAGCTTCTGCGTCATCTTCTGCATCATCGCTATCATCTTCTGCATCATCGCTATCATCTTCTGCATCATCTTCTGCATCATCGCCGCCGAATGGGTTTTCTTCTTTGTCTTCCCCGTCATCTTCGGAGCTTTCTTCTTCCATATCCTTTTCTTCCATCTCTTCTGTGTATGGATTTCCGGAATCTTTTTTGTTTGTACCAGCAATACCAAAGTCTTCTGCTAGTAGTTCTTCGTAGATTTCACGGCTTTTGCCTACTACGATATTATGAAATATTTCTTTTGCCGCTTGTTGGTCGTCATTGATTAACGCTTCAAGCATGGCTTCAAATTGAGCACGGTCAGTCATGTTAAATTCTCCTGTTGTTATAGATACAAGGCTGTGTAATATTTACACCTATGTTAAAAAAACGGGGTGATATAGGCAAAAAACAGTCAAATTTTGACTGTTTTATTATTATTGAGGTGCACCAGCTTCAGGAGCAGGCATTGCATACATGGCATGTATAAATTCTAGTTCTTTTTCTTGTTCTAGAATGTGTGCTTCTGTGCTTTTGCGTAATTCGTTGATTTGTCTAAGAGTTAAACGTGTCTTACGTGTATCGTCTCTATGTAATTGAGTATCGTCACGATGGGGCTCGTAGCGTAAGTCGTTAGCTACATTACGAGTGCTTGGATCAATATAAAACAATTCACGTAGGATCATACTATATTTATATTAAACCGGTCCTTGAGCACCACCTGCTACACCTGCTCCGCCGGTACTAGGAGGTACTGCACCACCTGCACCTTCACCAGATTCAGGACCTTGCATATCTTCAGGTGCTTCCATATCGCTTGCACCAGCTAAATCGCCTGCAATACCAGCGGCACTAAGCCCTGCACCACGCAATTCACCTTGACTATCTGTAGTAGTTGGCTCACCGTGACCGTTTTCTTCTGCCCACATGCGTTCATTTTCTGCAATTTCTTCGTCGGTTAGGGCTAGGAAACGTTTAAATGCAAAGCGTTTTGACACGAAAGGCAATGCACTGATGGTACTAAAGGTGTTAATACGCTCTGCATCAATAGTAGCTTGACGGCTACTTGCAAAGTTCATCGGTGGATTAAAGTTTAATTCAAACAAATTAGGATCAATGTTCATGCCTTTGTAATACATGAAGCGTTTAAACTCTTCATCAAAGATATGAACTAACAAACTTTGCAAACGTTCGCAATATTTGTTGAAACGTAGTTCTTGAATGTATGCTGTTCCAACACGACCGTCATTGAAATTGCTTTGACTGTCATCTTGTCCTGTAGGCAAATAGCTACTAGGAATACGCAATCCACGGAATAACTTGTTAGTAAAATACTTCAAGTCATCAATCTCGCCAATATTCTTACCGCCTTCTAGCATTGTTACGTCGGAACCTTTGCCGTCTGGAGTTTTAGGGAAGAAATAATCTTCGTTAATGCTTAGAGGGTTGTATGCAGAGTCTATGACGTTCTGTCCTCCACCTGTTTGTGAAGGAATACGACGTTGGTGGATTTCGTTCTTTACACGTTCTACAAATGCCATGGCCAAATGCGGAGGCATATTACCTACATCAATGTGGAATACTCTGCGTTCTGGAGCACGTTGTATACGATAGATTAGAATAGCATCTTCTAATAATTCTTTTTGTTTGTAAACTTTAAAGATATTCTCTAATAAACTGTTGCCAAATGGATAGTTGTTGTCTAGCCCTTCTGACAAACTTAAATGTATGACATGTTCTGCATTGACAGCAGATTCTTTTTGATTTAAACCAAAGCGACTAGTGTTGCCTGGAGTAGGACCTTTGCCACCACCTGGACCGCCACTTGTGCTTCCACCAAAATTTCCACCGCTAGTTTGTGATCCTTGTCCGCCTTGGCGTGGTCCAACTTGTGGAGTGATCTGTGTTGCTACTAAATTTTCAAAATTAGGAGCAAGATCTTTAATAATGAACTGCTCTGGTTTCTTACCTTCGCTTTCATTTACAATAACTTTAATAATTTGTGCAGAATCGACCCAATTCCATTTTTGATTTTCTGGATCACGTACAAAGAATGCATCTCCGTATTTGAATGTGTTACGCACAATACGGAACATGCGAGTATCAAACTGTTGTAGCTTGTTCCATTGCTGTAGATATTCACCTAAGATTTTAATTTCAGCGTTAGTTGCTTTGTTGCGCCATTTAATAGCAAATGGACTCTTAGAATCTTTTAATTTTTGTGTGCAGAATTCTGCAAGAATATCTAGTGCCGCATTAACTTCTGGATCGCTATCCATGACTTCGTATTGAGCATAACGTTCAATACGGTTTGGACTACCAGTGTACACATCTGGCAAATAGCTGGAATAATTTGTACGTGCTGGTCCTGGACGGTTTCCGCTAGATTGCCCGCTGATAGGGCTTAGTAACTGACCGTTAACAGGGACGGGTGTAAAATATTTTTTCCAACTCATCGATTATCCTTTAGGCGTGAAGATCTGGATGCAGATCTTTTAAGGCACGTATTTGTTTATCAGTATTGCTGGCAATTTCAGGCAAATGTGACATAAATGTATTTAACTGTCCTAGCAGTTGTTTGATATCAGTTAAATGAGCATCATTGAGTTGATTAACTTGAGCTCCGGCAGTATTACTATTAGTTTTTTGAATATCGCTTGAAATATTCATTGCAGTTCCGGCAACACTATTGATAATATTAGAAAATTGGGCTTCGGTGACCACTGCTTCTCGACCGTCTAACTGATGCAGTTCACCGTTAGTATTAAAGTCGTGAAATAGTTCTCCCCACACTCCCATAGTTCCAGTTGCATGGGGTTTTACATTTCCAGTTAATTTATCTGAAGCCCAATCGAATGCTGATTTACCATATTTTGCAATAATGTCTGTAGCATTTTCTAAGCCTTTAACAAATCCAGCAGGCATAGTTTTACCTACAGCATCTGTTATTGCATTAAAAATCTCCTCGGTCTTACGCTGTATGTTGTCAGGGTTAAATGTATTAGGACTACCGTCCGGTTTTTGTTGATTTAATTTACTCGATATATCATATTTCAAAGCTTCAGAACCTAATTTATTTGCTCCTAGTTTTAATAATTCACCTAGTAGTATTGTACTCTGTTGATTTAATATCTGTTGTCCGCGAAGCATGTCTTTTGATAATTCTTCCTGAGCTTTTCTTTCTTTTTTCTGATCTTCTGTTTCATTTTTTCTTTGTTCTTCGTCTTTTTCTACTTTTTTCGTATATGCCTGTATTATAGAAGTTACACTTGCATTTTTGTCTCCGCCTTCTTTTGATTGTTCGGCACGAATAGCTTCGTTAATGTTTCGATTAGCGGCAGATACTTTTGAAGAAAATTCTCCCACTTGGCTGCCTGCATCTGTGTAAAACTGTTGATATCTTACTCTGTCTTGAAATTCTTTAGTTTTTGTTAATTCGTTAATGCCTTGTTCAGCCGCTCTTAAATCGGCTTTTGCTTTTTCTTTGACCGCAGGTTCTGCATCTGACGCCATTGTCTTAGTATAATTTAATAATGCATCTCTAAATTGAATACCAGGTGCACCTAACACAGCTAATTGTTCTGATTGTTTTTGTGTTAAATTACCGTTTTGTGCTACAATCGCTTTGCTAATGTCTCCAACACCAAATGCTTTTAGTTCACTTTCCATAGATTCAAAAGCGGCTCTCGCTCCTTCACCTAATTGATCGTATGCTACTTGTAAGGCCTCATTCTCTCTAGATTTTTGTATTTCTTCCATCTGGGCTTTTCTACTTTCGCCAGTCAATTCAGCAACTAAAGATAATTGTTGTCCTAAATCACGTGTTGCTTGAAGAGTCCGATCGATACCCTCAGGGCCTAGTCTACCCATTTTAGAATTTAATGCTCCAAATTGTGTAGCTGATATAGCCAGCAACTCATTATAACCTTCTGTGTCATATCCTAGATCTCTCAACTGTGTTGCAAAATCTCTCTGAGAAAGCTCTTTACTCAATTGAGCAAATGCTTTTGTACTTTCCTCCATGCCGCCGCCGAGTCCAGTAAAACCAATTTTATTTTTATTGATTACTTTAACAAAGTCTTCTGTAGACATCATAGTTTGCAAAACTGCAATGTTGAAACCTACAAGATTTTTTGTAAATGTTACGCCGGTATCAGACGCTTGTTGAAAATTTGTTATTAACTGTTCTGATTCTTTTGCAATAGATTGAAACGCACTTGCTACTAATTTTGCCGAGGTTACTACAGTACCAAACGTTCCACTTAGTAGTCCCATATTACCAATTAAATTTGTAATATTTCCACTTCCACTTCCACTTCCAGAGCCAAAAGAGCTTCCGGCACTTTTGAATCCGTCTTTGATTGCGGCAATGATTTCGTCTTTATCTGACATAAAAAAAATCCTGAAAATATGCGTATATAAATACTGTACACTATATTTATCAGGAGCCTAAAATGGCAGAAAACAACCCTTTACAGCAATACTTTAGACAACCAAAAATATTTGTAGATTTACCTTCTAAAGGAATCTATAATAAGCCCGGTTCTTTAAACAAGCACAGTAATCTAGCTGTATATGGATTAACCGGCATGGATGAAATCATTTTAAAGACACCCGATGCTTTACTGTCAGGCGAAGCAATTACACGAACTGTTAAAAGTTGTTGTCCAGATATTACAGATCCTTATGAATTACCCAGTATGGATATAGAAATGCTAGTGGTGGCTATTAGAGTAGCAACCTATGGCAATAGTATATCACTGACCCATACATGTAAAAAATGTCAATCAGAAAATGATTATGATGCAGATTTAGGAATTATTTTAGAACATTATAAACATGCGTCATTCTCTAACAAAATCAAAGAAGATGAAATTGTTATAAATGTAAGACCTTTATCATACAAAGAATCAAACAAATTCAACATAGAAACTTTTAACCTTCAAAGAAGATTATTTCAAATAAACAATGTTCCAGAAGCTGATCAAGAAGGATTCTTGCGTGAAATATATGAATCACTTGGAGTAATACAAACAAACATGATGTTTGAAAGCATTGAAAGCATTGAATTACCTGACACTGTGGTAGTTAAAAGAGAATTCATTAAAGAATTTGTAGAGAAATGTGACCGAGCTGTTTTTCAATCACTTAAAACACAGTTTGAAAATAATATTAAAAATATGAAGTATCCAGATATTGATATAGTTTGCTCTTCTTGCGATACAGCTGACAAAATTTTATTGGAGTTAAATCAGACAAATTTTTTCGTTGGCGCCTAACAAAGATGACTAACGAAGATATTAAAGATTATCTTGTTAGGCTAGAAAAAGAAGTTTTAGATTTTAAAGAAGAATTATTTAGAATAAGTTGGTTCATGCGTGGTGGAGTGAATATAAACGATTTATTTCACACGTACAGTCATGAAGATATCAAGTTGATTTCAGAAATAATTAAGGGTAATACAGAAGCTACTAAGAATTCAGGCCTGCCACTGATTTAATTCCTTTGCCAAGGATTTCCGTATTTTTTAGCAAACGCATTGTCTGATGTATAGTTGGCAGGATCATGTAATAGTTTATCCGTGTCAAGACCATTGCCCGAAGCTGAAGTAGCGTTGATTGATGCATTAGGAGTTGAACTGCCAGCTGTGGTATCTTTACTGTTAGAACTTGTGGCATCTACACCCAATGCTGTGCCAGCAGTGCCTGCCAAACCGTTAAGTTTGTTTGAAATTTTATCGCCGATATCGCCAGGTCCTAATTTCTTATCGTATCCAGCTTGGCCTTTGCTACTCAAGTCTTTTAGTTTGCCAGCAAATGTGCCTGGTCCTAAATCCCATAATACTTTTACACCTGGATCGACCAAGTGTAGTACAACATAGGCCACGCATTGTTGACCTTCTTTGGTAGCTAGCCATTTTTGCAAATACAATGCCGCGGCTTCCTGAGCCAACAATAAAGCAATACTTTCTGGAGCAAGTATGCCTCCGGTAAAAATACCAGCGGCAGTTCCAACTACGCCAGTTGCAATTCTACCAACTAAAAATATTCTAAAGAAAAATTGAATAACACGCAGTATAGCACCGCCTGCTATCATAGACACCACCATCTTTTCAGCTTCAAGACGCATGGCCACAGGATAGTCTTCTTTTTCTAGCTCTCCAGCTTGAATCATCTTTTCAATGACCATTCTGTGTTGCATGAACTGATAGATAAAAGTGGCAAGATTCAAATACTTGATGATTTTTAAATAACCACCAAGAACTTTTTCTGTTTTAAGTGTAACAGCTTTGCCGGAAATAGGTGTAGTACTGGCAAATTTATCAATAGCTGCCAATATACTACTGCCAGTTCCTTCTGAGATTATTTCATAAACTTTCATTATTCAATTCCTGTAAGATATTTATCAAGTCATTTAAGAAGAACTTGCGTTCTTCTATTCTTCGCTTTCGCTCGAACTATTAAGGATTAGTTAACAACACTTATAACGCGAAGCGTTTAAGATATTATCCAGATCGTTCAGTCACACTTTGCCCTGGCGGGCAAAATGACAAACATTATCCGAGTCGAACATGCTCACTCTTACGTTTTGGCATTACAGTGGCGGTCATCCGGTACCACGAGCCAAGTCTTTATATGACGGCAGTCTAATAAACAACGTAAAACGTTTATTAAACCCGAGGTTTCTCTCCTCTCTTTTAGCCTGTAAAATATATTTTCTTGCTGATCAAACGGGTTTATTCATAGGCATATCCCATCCGCGTCCTGTAAAGGATAGTGATCCAGCTACTCTGCGCCAAGCAGAGATTCCTTGCCGCCACACATCAGAGCGGATTCAGGGCACAATACTATCGCCTGTGCGGGCTTATTTGGCGTTATTTTGCCTGGTTTTCTTGAAGTTTGCGAATATGTGAACCATGTACACGCACTTGAATATGACCATTATAATAGTCATTTGATTCTAAAACTCTGCGTGAAAATTGTTCTCTAGCCTCTATATAACTGCATTCTGCCTTGCTTCGACAGAGAAACAGTATCTCTCTTGTAAAATTTTCTGTGCCTAATGCCGTAACATCCTTGCTTAATTCTGGGCTTGAACCATAATATTCCCGCCAGTCTGAGTCAATTTTGCTACGAATTTTCTTTTTTTTCTTGTTGCCGTTCTTTAATTTTACTGTCTTGTATGTGGTTTTTGAGAATTTAGCTAGTTTTTTGCCTATGTACATGCGACCGTTAGTAGTGTTTGTTATGATATAAACAAATCCTATACAGTCTTCTGGTAGTGTTTCTATTGGTTGAGATTGATAAGTCCAAGACATTAACTATGTAGTTTATTCGGACTCACCCTCCCCTGCCTTTTGATTTGCCTTGCGTTCTGCCTTGTTTTTATCTAACCATACGCGATACTGTTGCACATGTTCCCTGCGTTCCCGGGCAATAATGCGTATTTGTGCCAGCCAGTATCGCATGTTTTCCCCAGCACGACGAGTCCCACGAGCTTGCCATTTTTGATTTTCTTTAAAGTATTCCTTAAAAGCATGCATCAAACGCTCATGCGACTCTTCATTTTGATAGGGACTGGGTTCTACATGTCTACTCATGTATCTCTAAATCGTTTGCATAGCTGGTAAAACCGTTTTCTTTGATAACTCTCAGTACATTGTTTACACGGCCTATCAGCTCTTCCTTGTGACTGATCAAGAATATGTTTTTCTTGCGTTCACGACCCATCTTTTTCAGTATGCCCAGGGCACCTTCTACTCCTGAAGGATCTAGTCCGTTGTCTATGAGCTCGTCAACAAACAGCAAATTAATACTTTGATATAGACTTTCCCATACATCACGGAAAGCCCACGACAAGCCCAGTATGAGTCTATTGCGTTCGCCTCGACTTAGATTATCAAAATCTAAATCTTGCCCCAGCTGTGTGATTAAGACCGTCAAGTCGTTTTGGAATGTAACTGTGTGTGGTAACCCCAGCTTGTCCAAGTAATAGGTCAAGCGATTGTTTAAGTATGCTAGGTTTTGATCTATAATCTTTTTGCGAATAAATGAATCTTTTGATGTCAGCAATTTCAACAAGAACTCTTGATGATCCTTCAAGCGAGTCAGCTCATTGACCAAGTCCCAAGAAATTTCCTGCATGGCAGTCATACGCAGTTCTTCAATTTGCTCTTGATACGGATCAGTTTCACCCGCTTTGATAGTCAACTGTGTTTCAAGAGTTTTTAAGTTGTTTTGATGTTTAAGAGCCTGCTCCACGCTGTCATAGTACGTTGAAGGACGTTGAGTCAGCTCACCCAGGGTAGCAATTTCGGCTTGTATTTTTGACAAATCCTTAGTGACCTTGTCGAAATACTTTCGGGCCTCGTCAAGGTGCCCTTGTGCTGTTGATGTCATTTCTTCATGCTTGTGATCATGTAGCTCTTGTTCACATGCGTGACAGGTCTTGTTAGCCAACTTGACGAGCTCGCCGTCGTACTTCGTGACGCTTCGCTCCGCTTGTGCTATCGCACTTTCGAGCGTTGCACGCTCTTTATTTAGGCTTTTCAGCTTCGCTGACTTCTCGTCATACACTTTGAGCTCCGCATGCTTCGCAAGCTCAGCGTCAATATCTACGTCCTCTAATTCGACAATGGCTCTGCCCATCTTTTCTAGCTCTTGAGTATGTTGATTACCCCAAGCCATTTGTTTGGTTAGCAAACTATCAATACTTAATTGTATTTTTTCGTTGCTTTTCTTTGTAGCTTCGAGATTGGCAGTCTCTTGTGTAATAGCATCTTTAGTTTCTTTAACTTGTTCTTTAAGAGTTTCTGCTTTTTCACTTAGTAATGTAATACCCAACAACTGTTCAATGATAGCACGTTGGTCGTTAGCCCGCATACTTAAGAAAGGTTCTGTATAAGTGTTAAGAGCAACAATATGTTTGAACATATCGTGGCTCATGCCCAGCAAGTCATCTAAGTCCTTCTGGGTTTCACGCATATCTCCTTGAGCATCGTCTGTTTCGTCTGTTTCTTGCTCTTGGTCATCAATAAAAAACTTTAATATGTTAGGTTTACGCCCACGTTCTATACGATAGAGAACACCATTTTTTTCAAATGTAAGTGTAACCAACATACCTTTGGCGTTAATCTTATTGATAAGATTATCTTTTTTAATGTTAGTGAGTGCAATACCGTAAAGTGCATAACTTAAAGCATTTACAATGGTTGTCTTACCTGTACCGTTACGACTTCCGCTATCATCACCGCCTTGATCTAAATTCTCACCTAATACGAGTGTTAAATTTTCTTTACCAAAGTCTACAGCTTGAGTCTGGTTGCCCACACTCATGAAGTTACGTACTGTTAGTTCTTTTATTATAATCATAGGTTACTGTAAATCGATAGTAGTGTATTTTTGTCGTAGGTGTCTGAATCAATGCTGACAATTTGATTACTGACAATTTGATCAACACTTTCAAAACTTTGAATATCTATATTAGTGTTAATTTCGATTTCTTTCTTTTCAGCTATCAATGTAAGTTCTCTGATATTGTAGTCTGCAATGAATTTTTCTTTGATAAAACTTGCTTCTTCAAAACTAATATCAATGTCTAATGCAACACGAAGATGTTGTCTAGGCAGAATAATTTCATCGGCACGATCAATCAGTTCACTTAATTTAAGAGTTCGATATGTAGGTTGTCCAGGCCAGCTATGATATACAGGTTGTCCACCCCACTCCAATATCATCATACCACGTTCATCATCCCATGCATCCGAATAGTTGTGCGGGAACGCATTGCCAATATAAACCATGTTTTCATTTTGTTGACGTTTGTGGAAATGTCCACTAAACCCTAATTCAAAACCTTTAAATGCGTCAACTTGTAGTTCTCCGTGATCCGGCATTTGCACCATGGCATTCATAAAAAATTTAGGAAGTTCAAAATGTCCAAAGCAATATTTGCCTGTACGTTTGTTTATGTTTTTCCATTCTTCTCCCACCAACCACGGATAAAGGGTGACATCTCCAATAGTAGTAGGCTCGTGTATGACAGTAACACCAGGAATGTATTTTCCAAATTCCACAGAGTGTATGTCTCGTTTGTCTTTGTAATACAAATCATGATTACCAGGAAAGAAATAGAAGTTGTTAAACGCCTGACCCAACTTTTCCAAGGCCCTAAGGCTATAATCCATTGTAGTAATGTTAAGGCTATTACGGTTATGGTGCCAATCACCCATAAAGATACCTGTATCACAACCTTCCTCCTTTGCTTTAGCGATATACCAATCCACAAATTCCTCACAATCTTGATTGTGAATTGATGAATTACTTTTAAGACCAAAATGTATGTCAGTAAAAGCGGCAATCTTTTTAAACATATTACTCACTAGCAGTATCCTCGTTGTGTCGTTTTAATGCGTTTGCATGTTCACCTGCGCCAGTACGGCTATAACTAGGATTCATTCCGTTGATTTCCAGTATGTCGTCACGGATATTTTGATTGCGTTTTTCTATATTAATAACACGAACAAAGCTATTAGTAACAGCCGCAGTAAAATACGCAAAAGGATTGTCTGATTTCGATTCATCAAATTGTAGTCCTATCTGTGTAAGTTGCAAAATAGCCTGACCTTTCATTTCGTCATTATATGTGTACCCACGAACGTTACCCCGAGTAGCATAACGCTCACATAATTTTAACATCATACGAGCTAAGGTGTTAGTTATTTGGCCCGCATTTTTGTCAAAATGACCAGTCTTCAATCCACCTTTCCAATGACTTTTACCAACACATATGAGTTCATCTTCGTCATTAAATTTCCAATGTTGGAAAGGAGGAAAATTAACCTTATCACGGTGATCTGCAAGACTCTTTGGATTTTTCTTACGTGTATTGTTAAGTGGAATATGATCAAATGTCATGATCCTGAAGACTACATCTGTCTTTGGAATTTTTTTATAATCAATTTCGCAGTCGGCTTGTTTAATTTTTTCTCCGCCCTTTTTACGAGCGGCATAATCGGTGTCTCCAATACGTTTGGCACGATTACGTTTGGCTTCTGCAATAGTTCTAATATTAATTTTATCTACGCTGGGCAGGATTATATCGTATTGATGATATTCTGGTTTGGAAAATACACAATAACTACTTTTTGATTTGTGTATTTCGGCCAACATGTCTTTGTTGTTTAAGTAATTTACTTTGGGCGGGTTTGCTGGTATTGTCATCCTTAAGAGTCCTCTAATGGTTAATTATAAACTACGCACTTTATAAAGTCAACTAAATATTATACCAAAAAGGAATAATATTATGGCCGTAACAGGAGCAACAGCACAGGTACAACAAGGCGCAAGTGCTAATTCGATTGGATCTGCTATCAATAAAGCAGGTAAAATCACTGCATTGGCAGGAGCGGTGGGTAATGCCGCCAATTTATTAAGTTCTGTACGTTCGATAAGTTTACCAACTGCTGGTGAATCAGTAGGCGATATATACGCCGCTTCGGCTGCTTTTACTGATTTGGAAGGCGCCAATGAATGGCGTGTTCGTTTAAGCATACCTACCTGGCCTAGTTTTAGAACCAGTGTAGTAATGAAACCATTAATCGATGCAGGCGGCATGATTTTTCCTTACACTCCAGACATTAATATAACTGCACAGGCAAAGTACACACCTTTGAATATTCCGCATACAAATTACAATTTCCATGCATATCAAAATAGTGATCCTGGTACAATTCAGATTACTGCTCCAATGTATGTTGAGGATCAAACACAAGGCTTGTACTGGATTGCAGCCATGCATTATTTAAGAAGTCTTACCAAAATGTTTAACGGAAATGATCCAAAGGCTGGCAATCCTCCACCGATTGTAAATTTTAATGCGTATGGTCAGTATGTGTTTAACAATGTGCCAGTTGCAGTTACATCATTTCAAACTCAGTTGGCAAAAGATTGTGATTATATCAGTGTACCAGTAGTCAACAGTGCCGCTAGTATAGCACAAGGTGCCGCAGATGCA